CAATGTTGGATGGTCAGTTGCACACAAAGGTTTGCCGTCGCCGCCGATTGCTGTAGTAAACGCATTGTTTAATACGGCTGCTGCTTTGATTTGTTTTGTTGTTGCCATTGAACGAGCTAATGCTTTAGTGTAACGAGCAGCAAGTGATGCGTACAAGTTATCTTCAACAGCTTCTTCAGTTAATGAATAAGCCAAAGCAATGGTTTCGTGTGTGTAGCGAGCTGTGTAAACTTCTTGAGCATTGTCGTATGAAACGCCAGCACCCTCAGTTTTAACAGGAGCTTCACCGAAGCCTGATAACATTACTTCTTCTTCAAACGCACGGTCAGAAGTTTCAGTGTCGTATATTTGCTCGTGCTCTTTTTCGTAACCCTTGTATTCCATGCCGAACAATGCGTTCAGACCTGGCTCAAGTTCTTTTACTAGTTGGGAACGTGAAATTGCCATGATTAAGCTCCTTGACCAGCAACGCCAGCGCTGCCGAATAGATGTTCATTGATTTTTACAACCGCAACGGCGTTAGTGCCGAATTCGTTGCCTGGAACGTTGTATAAACCAACGATTTTCACATTCAAAGCTGCTGTGTTGGCGATAGTTGAAGAATCTAACTCCATTGCAGATTGACCTGTGGTTGTGTTGCCTGTACCAGCGACTATGTCAGCATTCTTACCAATGTCAGCTTGTACAAGGTCTTCATCACATTGAATGATGAATAATTGTGCTGGATCATCGATAACATCAGCTTGGATAGTGCCTTGAGTGATGTTAACGCTACCTGGATAGTAGTTCTTCCATACAGGTTTGCCTGTGGTTGGATCAATGTAGTTACAACCGTTGAACACGCCTACTGCTGCAGTGTGTGTTGCTGGTGCAAATGCCACTAAATAACCATCATAAACTGTTACCAAGTCACCTTGGAAAATTGCGCCTGCTTGGTTGTCCGCGATTGTGAAACCGTACTGAGCTTGCGCACCAGTAGCTGAAAGGTTTCCTAATGCACGAAGACCAAAGGCTTTATCTATATTTGCCATTTTGTCATTTCCTTAAATTAAGTTATTCGGAGGATTTAGGTCCGCCGAACGATACACGGGTCTGACGAGTTGGATTTTGAATTCTCATGGACGAATGCCCATTTGATTTACTTAAATCGTTATCGACAGCCAATAGTTGGTCATGGGTGCGTGATTCGTAATACTCACGTCGCTCGTTTGCTGTTTCCTCTGGGATTCGTGCAAGCAATAAACCTCCCACGCTGATAACACCAGCATGTCGGCCATCGTCTACTGAAGGACTGCTAAAATCGGGGTACTCGTCGGCACGTACTAATTCATAACCTTCACGCATCTTGCCCATGACGTTAATACGGTCTTCTTGTCCACCAGATTCTGATCTAATCCAACGGTGCTTGTATCCTGGAGGCGCAGGAGGCGCATCCAATCGTGAAGGAGGGGCCCAAGATTTACGGCGCGCAGTTTTATCACGTGAATCTGTCTCACGTGCATTGCGGTTTAGTTTTGGTACAGCTTGTTCTTGATCCATTTTATTACTCCTTAACGTATTTGGCGTATTCTTCTAACGGAACACCCAATTTTTTAGCGATCGCAACTTGACTCGGTGATAACCGGACAGTGCGGCGTGCATTGTTTACTCCAGAAGATCTGGAAGCAGGCGCAACCGTTTGCACGGGTCGATTGGTCCTGGTTTTTACATTAAATTGCGTAGGAAAAGCCTCGCGCAATCTATTATTAAGCTCATCATAATACTCATCTGAGTTTGGGTCAAATCTTTCTGCTAAAACTAATTGCTTATGAATGCCCTGAGCTGCATGTGTCATTGCCACGTTTTTGCCATACCATTCGTTTTCCTCGGCCCATGCTTCGGCTTTAGGGTCATAGACAGGACGCTGTTGTTGCACTGGTTGCTGAACTTGTTGAGGCGCTTGCTGTGCTTGTTCCTGGTTGTATTGACGGCGTGACGTTACTTCAGAGAGGCTGCGTTGTTCCATTTGAATTTCAGTCAAACGTTCTTGCGCTTCAATCTCCGTGTCGTAGTCACCTTCTTCCCGTGCCTTACGGATAATCTGTTTTAGGGCAACAGCTTGTGTTTCAATACGACTCTTAGCTTCGCCTAGGCGAGCATTGTCAGAATTGTACGCTTGTTGCTCATAGGCCTGTGCTTTTTGTTGTACGTTTTTAGCGTACTCTAGCGCAGCCTGTTCGCGACGTTCTGTTTCGCGTAGACGAGCAGTAAGCTTGTCAATACGTTTCTTCACCTTGTCGCTGTATACATCTAATTCCTCGCCTTGCGCCTGTGTTGATTGTGTCTCAACAATAGGGGCCGCGTTGGATTCATTTTCAATCAGTTCTGAACCACCGTCGCCATCAAGCTCGACAGTAGCCGGGCTTTCGTCCTCTTCGCCTACCTTAAAGTCTAAATCATCAGCCATAACTTTCTACTCCTTACATATGCAAGATGTCTTCAGGGGAATTTACAATACCCAAGATTTCATCATCGTTTAAAAATCGGATTTCACCACCATCGATAGAAATACGTGAACCTGCGTACCTGCCAAAGATAATCCAGTCGCCTTCTTTGCACCATGCGCCGAATGGGAATTTGGATTCGTCCTTGTAGGCTAAATCACCCAAACTTATTACATAGCCGCAATTCGTAGCCAGCTGTGTACGTTTCTGAGTTTCTTCTGCTATCACAATACCGCTCTTCGTGCGTTCTGCGCCACGATAAGGCAATATTGCTACCCGCCATCCTGTAGGTCGAGGAATACGGCTTATGGCCTCCTCTGGTATCAGTGTTGGGTCGAACTGGCCTTGTTCATCGTAAGCATCGTCAATAGATGACGGCTTATTCTGCTCATTCTCAAGCCACTTCTTTTCTAGCGCTGTTAGGTTCTTTACTTCTTCTTCTGCCATAAGGGTCTCCACGGTTAAAAATCTATGTCATCAGGATTAGAATTCAAGGAGTCCTTGATCATATCCTCTACGAGTTTTAAGCCTTCTAGACGCCCCATCATAAAGCGATAACGCTCCATGTTAGCAATGGTTCCGTTCAGCACAATGCCTTCGGAGTCCGACTGTAACTTTCTAACTTCCTTAAGAAGTCTTTCTGCATATTCAAGCATGGTTCAATCTTCCATGTAAAAGGCAGACGATCAAGAGCCCTCGTCTGTAGGCTTAAAACTATTTACAATTCCAGCGTTTTAATGACGCTGCTTTCCTTGTTGGGCGGCCTTTCTCATCGACCATAGGGCCAGGCATGCCTGACATCCTTGCGCAGAAGGACTTACGTCGTGCTGCGTCTTTCTTTGTCTTAGGATTAGGAGCAGGCGCCTTTAAGTTAGAGCCTGTTGCCTTGTTGTAGACAGCTCGGCCTTTAGCAGTAAGTCCTGCGCCTTTAGACACAGGAAGCTTTTCACCACGGCCCACGGCTAACGAAACGGTTTTCTTTGCCATGTTAGCAAATCTTTACCGGACGGTTGCCGTCTTTTTTCTTAACGTAAGTGACGCTGCTCGCCATGGCATCGCCACCTTTTTTCATCTTAACAGGCTTAACCTTGGCCGTCTTAGCTGATTGCTTAAACGCCTTTGCAGTAGGAGCGCCCTTAGTGCCAGGCTTCCTCATCGTCTCGCCAGAGCCTTCTGCTATGCGCTCACGCTTAGCATTAATATTTGCATACAAACCTTGTTTAGCTGCCATTGTTTTCTCCTTGAGCCTGCTGTTGTTGGCCTAACATCTGTTGTTCCATAATGGCCAACCGCTCACGGGCAATAGCAGCACGTTCCTCTGCAATTGCATCCTGCGATGCAATACTGGCCTTGTCATCTTGCGCTTCTTGGTTCAATTTTTCTTGCTGGAGTGCCAAGCTCTTCTCTTTAGCCGCTGCATCCGCCGCGTCAGCCTTAGCACGTTGATCCAACTCTTGTTTCTTGAGCTCAACGACTGGGTCTGTAGGTGGTTGATTCGCTCCAGAGATTTCATCTTGCATTGTTTTAACGTCAGCCATGGATTGCGCTACTTTCAATGCAATCATGCCTTCTTTTTGGATTATTGACACCATGCCATCTGGATCCGTACCGTATGCCTTGAACAATTCTGCTTCCACGTCCTCTTCAGCCTTGATACGGATGTGTTGTAGGATATGTTTCTGCAAGATAGCAGCAGACATAGGATTAGCTTGCAACATCGGTGACATACCCATGCGTAAGTGCGCTTCAATGTG